ATGCGACAAACCAAAATCGGCGAGTGGCCGGCGTTGTCGTTAGCTGCTGCTGCGGGCGAATGGGAGAAGCTGCGATCGGCCCGCGAGGCAGGGAGTGATCCAGCACTCGCGAAGCGTTTGCAGGCTAATCCAGCGCTGGGCGTTATGGTAACGCAGGACGGTCCGCTGACCGTGCGGCAGGTGTGCCGCGCGTACCTCGTCGGGCACGTCGAACGCAATCGAAAGAGCAAGGGCGCTGCAGAGGCGAAACGGATGTTCGACACGATGCTCGGCGAGTTCGGTGACCGGATCGCCGAGCAGGTTACGCGGGGCCAGGCGTTCGCCCTGCTGGAGTCGTATGCGCACATTCCGGTGCAGGCTCGGCGGCTGCGGCAGGAGTTGGGCGCCGCGTGGGACTACGCCCTGGACGCGAGCACCTTGGCAGAGACTACGCCCAATTGGTGGCGGCAAATCATGCGCGGTCGCCTCCGGAGTACCGGCAAACGGATATCTGGCGAGTCCACTGGTACAAAGAAGAGGGTGCTTGCGAATGCAGAGACCGGCCGCCTGATCAACTGGCTACCGAATTTCAGCCGGACCGTGCATGACGCGCTGGTTCTGTATCTCTGGACTGGAACGCGCGGTGGCGAGATTGGCGCAATGACTGGTAAGGAAATCAGCGAGGAAGCTGACGGTCTCTGGTGGACCATTCCGAAGGCCAAGACGAAAAACGCGAGGCACGCAAATGCGACCGACCTGCGGGTGCCGCTGGTCGGCCGTGCGGAGGAGGTCGTACGGCGACGGTGGGCGAGATACGGGGATGGGTACTTAATCCCGTCTACGAGGGGCGCTCAGACGGAGCAGAAGGTGTTTCAGTCGACGGTGTGGATGCACCAGCCCTACGCTACGACGAGACCGGAAATGGAGCGGCCTCGCCTGACCGTTACGCATTGGGCGCCGCATGATCTGAGACGCACGGCTCGGACGATGCTTGCTGCGCTGGGCTGTCCGTTCGAGGTGGGAGAGGCGATCATCGGCCACATGCTGCCTGGAGTCGGCGGCGTATACAACCTGCACAAGTACGACGAGCAGCGTCGGCACTGGCTGACGCTGCTCAATGACAAGCTTGAGGAATTGGCTATCGAGGATCGGCGGTCCGGCGCCGGCCAGTCCCGCAATTAGGTGGCGGCAGGTTCTCTGACGCAGGTCGAGTCGCAGCCCACTCCTTGACCTCGCTCGTGAGCCAGCCGACCCGGCGGTCTGATATCGAGCGTGGCTTCGGGAATTGCGCCTGTCGCACGAGCTTGTGGATCACGGCTGGCGACAACGAGATTGCGGCAGAGAGCGCGTCGAGGTCGAGGTAGATCGGTTCCATCGCGACGGTCATACGTGCGTCCCTCCTTTTGTCATGGTGCTGCTCACTGTTGTTTCATTGGTTGTCTCGGCCGCCGGGATCGCGCGGCCGAGTTGCATCAATCCCGTTTCCAAGGTGATGCCGGCGGTTGCTGCCCAGGTGCGGGCTTCCTGCGCGGCCTTGTGGCGGGCGAATGAACCGATCTCGTCGGCCATCAGATCCAGCAGCTCGACATCGGCCGCGTGCGAGACCTCGGTGATCAGCGTGCGGATCTCGACGTGAAGGGCATCGAGCCGCGCGAGCCGGCCTTGGCGGGCGTCCGCCAAGGCTTTGTTCGTCTGGATAGGTTTGCGCCGCGCAAGCGGCGCTTTCCCTTTCTGGATTGCTTTTGCGGGCGAAAGCCCGCTGCTGTCCGCCTGCATCGACGTCCCGTTGACGCTTACGAGCGCGATAGCCGGGTGCTTCGTCGCGCGTTCCCGCTTGCGCGGCAGCGGACGTGGGGTAGAGGAGGCCGGGCGAGGCTTCATTGAACCTCCTTTTCGGCTGTGCGCTTGGCTGCAAGTTCGGGCGTCCAGTCGGGATCGGGCATCGCATACAGCTTGTCGAGCCAGTGCCGTACGACGTCTGCGCCCTTTGCCTTCGACATCGAGGCCGACGACTCCAATGCGTGCGTGATGTCGGCCACTGCGGCCCGGATTGCTTGTCCGCGCGTAGGCGATGTGGTGGTGAAGCTTCCCAAGGAGGGAAGACCAGTCATGCCGCTCGTACCCAGCTCTAGCGAGAACGAATGAATCCAGGTCTGCTCGTCGACATGAGCGAGACGAATTTCGGCGGGTGCCTGCCCTTTGTTTTTGACGCGCGGCGACGTGATCCTCTCGCACTGTTCGAACACGCCGTGCTTATTCGGCACGTGGATCGGGTGTTGACCTGCGCGCGCGGGGAGATCGAGCATGTCCTCAAGGCCGGTCAATGCAGCATGGACGCCGTAGATCGTTCCAGGGGACAACTGGCCGAACATCGGGTCATGCAGCACTGCTTGCAGCGCGAGCAAAAGTTGCTTTGCCTGCTGCTCGCCGATCTTGGCGGGCGCGCTCGAACGTGCGGACGCTTGCTCTAGCCTCGGCGATTTCTCGGGCAGGTGATTGGGCGGCGCTGCGACGGGTTGTCGAGCGTCTGGCGATGCGTCGAGGTGTTTCTTCGTCACGCGGACCTTGCCTGACTCCGCTGCCTTTGCCGCACCCTTCTGCAGTCGATCGAGCGCTTTGTCGGCCCCGTGTTCGCGAATCTGCTCGATTGCCAGCGTGCCGGCGACGGCTCCATCGCGGACCATCTGGTGCAGTTCAACCGGGGCGCGTTCGAGCAATCCGACATCGCGGACTGTTTGATCCGTGACGTTCAGACGCTTGCAGATCGCCGCGAGCGTCATGCCGTGAATGTCCCGCAGCTCGGCGACGACGCCCGCCAGTTCGAGAGGCGACGAGCGCTTGCTATCGTTGCTGAGATAGCCGTCGATGACCATTTCGGCGCGGTTGACCGTCTTGGCGTCGCGCACGACAACGGGGATCTTGCCGACATCCTTGCCCGCCTCGATTGCCTTCCCGGCCGCGAGGTAGCGGTGCTGCCCCTTGTACACGTAGAGCAAATCCTTGCCGTCGACCTTTCGTGCGTAGCAGTGCAGCGGCGAACCCTTGTCGTAGCCGTTTTCGACGATCAGCGCGGCGAGGTGAGTAACCCACTCAGGGTCGACCGGGCGGATGTTGTCGGCCGGGTCATAGTGAAGTTGACCGTAAGGCACCATCCAGAGGTCTGCGGACGTCGCGCCGGCTGCTGCTGCGGCTGCTTTCGTGTTGCCAGTGGGGATCGGCGCAATGAGGTCGAGGTGGCGCGTCCGTTCGTCCATCACGCAGTCTCCCTGGCCGTCTGACGTTGACCGTTGCCGCGCTTCTTCGTCTTGCGGATTGCCATCGAAGCTGTCTTGGCCGCTGCGCGCTTCTTGTCACGCAGCCGCTTTACCGCCTGGGCGCAGTCGCCCTCGGACGGGATCGACATCTGCGTGCCGGCGATTTCGCTCCCGTCGAGGATCGAATACAGCGTGTTCAGACTGTCGGGGATAGGGCGGCAGCGGACAAGGTACTTGCCGACGAGAAACTGGCCGGGGGCGCGCTTAGCGTTGCGATCGTAGTGGGCAACGCTACGCAATCCGAGCGTGTCTCGACGAGCAGCGTCGAGGTGAAGGGGGGCTTTGAGCTTGGTGCGCGGCATGGTCATGATCTCCATGGCGCCGGGGAGTACCCCGGCATAAGCGGGGCAGTTAGGCAGTGAGGTGGCGTGCGGCCGGCTGTGCTTTGGTCGGCGAGGATGGCTGTGCTTCGTACGGCACTTCCTGCGCGAGGTCGACCGCGATGATCAGTAGCACCACAACAACCACAACGCGGACGATCGTGGATTTCTCAAAGTTGCTTTGCCGAGCTACGTCGGACGCGATGACGCGCGGTGCTTGCTGGGTGTGGAGCCATTCCTGGCGATTGGCGGACTGTTGATCAAGCATTTTCATGGGCTTCTCCTATGGCTGCCCAAGCGGCAGCAATGGAGTCGAATGTTAGGCATTCCTTCTTCATTGCGCAATAGGAATTCCTAACTTTTTGTGCGATCTCGAACCAGCTATCTCCAGCAGGAAGGCGTAAGCCCAGCGGATTTTTATGAAAGGTGTTGTATATTTACGCCTGAACACTGTATGTTTGTACAGTATTTATGGGTAAATATTACTGAGAGTGCGTGTCGCGAGGGGATGTCAACAGTGGAATTGCGCTGCAAGCCGGGTGATGTGGCGATTGTCAGCCGCTGCAAAAACCGGTCACGGATCGGTGTACTAGTGCGGGTCGTTGGCCCGCACGAGAGTGATGACTTCGATTGGGTGGTTGAGCTGCTTGGAGGTCCGATCAAAGGACGTGGGATAAGGTCTGATAAGGTCGTAGCGCACCGCAGGGCGGCTGCATTCGATTGGAACCTTACTCCTCTTGCGGGTCAGGCGAGTTCAGATCGAGAAGATCATCAGTATGCTGTCCGCGCAGATCTTCAAACACCTTGAGGGTTTGAAGCAGCGCCACGAAAGCCTTCGGTGGCAAGCCAATCTCATCGGCCTTGCCGAGGGCGTCAATAAGCGCTTGGGTGTGCGCGCTCAGTGTCGACTGTCTCAGCGGTGCAGGCGCGTTCGCGCGCCGCTCCATTCGTCCTTCGCCAGTGGCAAGCCACCAAGGATCGACATTCAAAAATTCGGCAGCCAGCAGCAAATTTGCGCCTTCCATCTTCTTCGTCTTACCGCTTAACCAGTCGCTGACCGAGGGCGCTCGCACTCGGCATGCTCGCGCCAGATCGGCCGCCTTTTTTTCCGGCGGCAACTTCATTGCCTGTTCTAGGCGTTCGGCTAGTGTCGTCATTAGGAAAGCCTAACTGATCGGGGATTAGGAATGCCTTGCTTTTTTTGTAAGGAGCGCCTAACATGGCGGCATGAATACGCCCCCGGATCGAGACTCGTACGCGTGCGCCGTGATCGATGCATTTGGTGGAACGGCCGCAACCGCCCAACTTTGTGAAGTTCGGATGCCTTCCGTGTCGGAGTGGCGTCGTAACGGGATTCCTCGCGCGCGGTTGTTGTTTTTGAAGCTCGCCCGCCCGGACCTGTTCGCTTCTCTGAATTCGCACGGCGAGCCTCAGTGACCCATTGCCGTTGCGTCTTCGTAGCCAGTTGCGTACTTCACGAGTCGTATCGTAGTTGCGGACGTGAGCACGCGACAGGATGAAAGCCACTGTCTACCAATCTCCCACTATGACCTGCCGATACGACAGCACGGAATGGCTGGACGTCCTCTATACGTCTGTGCGCAACACGCCGGGTGGCGTCGCCGACGCCGCGAATCACCTCACGAATCGACGTGGAAAGAACATCACGCCCGAGTCGCTACGCCTGCGTCTGCGTGGCGTCGGCGACAGCCGGCTCTCGATGGAGATGTTCGAGCTGCTGGTCGAGTGGATGCAGGAAAAAGCCGAGGCGAGCGCGCACGCGCTCGACGCCTTGCACGCTTTGAATGCGCGGTTCGGTCTGGTCGCCGAGGCAGTCGACGAGCAGGGCGTGGACGACGCGGGCGAGGGCAGTGCGATGCGGCTGGTATCGACTGCCCTGAGCCTGCAAGCGCACGTCGGGCTCGTGGCCGACGATGTCTCGCGCGCCCTTGTTGATCGTCGTATCGACGACAACGATGCGGAGAAGATCATCGCGACGGGGCGTAAAGGGCAGCGCCTCTTTCAACGCCTGATTCACGCGGCCCGCAACCTCGCGGCCCGACGTCGGCGCCGCCATGGACCGAATTGAGCCGGGTATGGGCTGCTGCCGCGTAGCGCGGGAGCATGTCGGCCTGTCCTGCGACCGGGGGCAGCAACTCGCGTGTGGTCGAACCGCGCTGGCCTGTCGCCTCGACAGGGCACCGGAGGAAGCGGGGCGCCTGTTCAAGTCGCTGATGTCGACGTTCCCCGATCGCCTTGCGATGTTTGCCGACGAGGCAATCCAGGCCGGCCGCGTCGATGCCTTTGTTCGCGTCGCCGCGCGCGTGTGCGCCGCGCTTCCCACCAAAGCGGAACGCCATTCGTTCCGTGATCAGTTCGCCGGTTGCATACCGGCGGATGCCCTGTCCGCGTTCGATACCCAGATGGCCGCCGAGTGGCGCCGCCTGCGCGGCAAATAACCGGAGACCAAAGTGACTTTAGAGCGTGTGAGCCGCGCATTGCGTCGGCGGCACTCGGTGCCGCTGCGCAAATCGATCGGCGTGAATGTCTATGCCGCCGGCCGTAAGGTTTGGCGTTCCACCCTGCATCAAATTGAACTGGAAAGGAGAATTGCGGAATGTCGTCGCTAGACCAGATTCGCGCGCAGTTGGCGGCAGCGGGTCATCCTGAGCTGCCTGTCGGACACCCTGTTGCGGACGGCAAGCACCATCGATACGGTCCCCGCAAGAAGTATTGGTATCAACTGCGCGAAGTCGTGAGCAAGGGGGCTGTCATCGGCTACTCGGGCACCTATGGTTATTTCTCCGGCGACGATCCCGGCACCGAGCGGTTCCAGTGGGCCGGTGCGCCCCTGAGCGACGAGGTGCTTGCCGAAACGCGGCGCCGCCAGGAAGTGGCCGAGCGGGAGGAGAGCGAGCGGGCGGCCCGCCAGGCGCAACTGGCGGCCAACCGCGCACGCAGCCAGTGGGATCGAGCGAGCGACGTCGGCGTATCCGCCTATCTGGAGCGCAAACAGATCACGCCCGAGGGTGTGCGGTTCGACGCGGACGGCACGATGTTCGTTCCGATGTACCGCTATGAGGCCGAGGGGCGGCTCGTCGGTCTGCAGAAGATCACGCCGAACGGCGAGAAGCGCTACAACAAAGGCATGGAGAAGAAGGGCGCCAGCCGGCTGCTCGGTAGCATCGGCGCCGAGGACAAGATGGTGCTGGTCGCCGAGGGTTACGCCACCGGACGCTCGATCCGTATGGCGACGCGTGAAGCCTTCGCGGTGTCCGTATGCTTCGACGCGGCCGGCATCCAGTCGGCGGTGCAGGGGCTGCGTGCGGCCTTCCCGGCGGTTCATATTCTGGTGTGCGCCGACGATGACTGGAAGATCGAGCAGCGCCTGCGCGAATGGCTCGTCGAGGAGTTCGGGTTTCGCGGTGAGCTGACATATGGGGCATCGCCGATCAAGGTCGAGGCGAAGAACACGTGGTACATGCTGGCCGCTCACAAGCGTGTCGATGACAACGGCGTGCAATTCGTCGAGGCGACATACGGCAACGACGTGATGCCGCTGCGTCGCAAGCGCTTCGAAAACACGGGCCTTAAACGCGCTCATGAGGCGGCAGCCGCGGTCGACGGCGTGTCGGTCACCTATCCGACGTTTGTCGATCGCGGCGATCGGAAGCTGACCGACTTCAACGATCTGCACGTCGAGGAAGGGCTGGAAGCCGTCGAGCGGCAATTGCATGCGGCGATTCGGGCCGTCCTCGCGCCAGCCGATGACGAGCAGCAGCCCGCCGAGGTCGTGCCTGCCGAGCGCGCGATGCAGCCGGTCGCGACGTTCGCTGCCGCAGAGGAGCGGGAGTGGGACGGGCGCGAAGCGGAGAACGGTGCCTTCACCTGGGAGGAGAGCCTTGCGAGATCGGACAAGGGCACGCTGCTGCCCACGCTTGGCAACGTCCATCTGATCCTGTCGAACCATGCGGAGTGGCGCGGTGTCATCGCCCAGGATGATTTTGCCGGTCGGGTAGTCAAGCGCCGCGTGCCGCCGTTCGGGCAGGGAGCGCTGGGTGAATGGACCGACATGGATGACCATCGCAGCACGCTCTGGTTGTCGCAGAAGTATGGCCTGAACGTTCGGCCGGACATCGTCATGAACGCTGTCTTGCTCGTTGCCGATGCCACGCATTTTCACGACATCCGCGAGTACCTGAACACCCTGGAATGGGATGGCGTCGAGCGCGTGAAGTCGATGCCCGCGACGTACCTGCACGTGGCCGACAGCGAATATGTCCAGTTGGCGTTCATGAAGTGGATGATCGCCGCCGTCGCGCGTGTCATGCAGCCGGGCTGCAAGGTCGACAACGTCTTGATTCTCGAAGGGCGGCAGGGCTGGCGGAAATCGACGGCGCTGAAGGTGCTGGCCGGCAAGCAGTGGTTCACCGACACGCCTATCCAGATCGGCAACAAGGATACCTACGCCGTCATGGCCGGCAAATGGATCATCGAGCTGGCCGAGCTGGATTCGCTCAACAAGACCGACTCGTCGGCCGCCAAGAGCTTCTTCGCGACGGAGACGGACCGGTTCCGCAACTTCTACGGCAAGCGGGCCACCGACGTCCATCGTCAGTGCGTGTTCGCGGGCTCGGTCAACTTCGATGCCTACCTGAAGGACGAGTCGGGTAACCGGCGGTACTGGCCGCTGCGCTGCGGTGGTCTGGTCGACATCGACGGCATCGCACGCGCGCGCGATCAGCTTTGGGCTGAGGCGGTCCACCTGTATCGGCAGGGCGTTGTGTGGCACGTCACGGAGGCCGAGCGGCCCCTCTTTGAGGTCGAGCAGGCCGAGCGCTACGAGGGCGACGTGTACGAGGACGTGATCGGCAAGCAGATCGCGCATTCCAGCCGCACCACGATGGAGGAGATCCTGCGCGACGTGCTCAGGCTGGACTCATCGAAATGGACGCTGCCCGAGCAGCGGCGTATCGGCAAGGCGTTGAAATCGCTTGGATGGGTGCGCAAGCGCGAGTCGACCGGATCGCGCGGCTGGTACTACGTGCCGGATGAGGAGCAGGAGGCGGAGCCGGTGCTGGAGGCAGTGTGCGCGGGCGACGACGACAGCCCGCTATGAGCGAATGGCGCGCTGTGCCGGCATGTCCGGCGCGCTTTGTCGCCGGTCTTGGCGCGCTTGGGACGTCCCAATGTCCCAACGTCCCAAGAGCCCGCCTCGGACGCGCGTATGTGCCTGCGACGTGCGCGACATAGGCAGCGCATGTCGCGCGGGCGCGCGCCCCTGCAAGCCTTTTTCTTTGGGACATTGGGACGTTGGGACGAATAGGAGAGTGGAATGATTGATTTGATAGAGCGGGCGGGCGTCGCAATGAACGTACGTGGACAGTTCAGCGAACCGATTGCCGATCCGAAAGTTACTTTGGGCGCGCTCGCTTTCGCGAACGATCTCGGTCGGTTATTGGTTCGGATCAAAGCGGGGCAGGAGACTAAGCCCGCGACGATTCGCAAGGCGACGTTGCTATTCGCGCAAATGATCCGCTTGTCGGGCCGTTTCAAGCGCAGTCGATTCACGGGGCTGAAGCACGACGAGCGACGCGATCAGCGTGCAGGAAGTGACGTCGAGCGTGCAAAGGTCGATATCGTGGAGCGTTTTGCGCTGCGCGTACTCGATGAGTGGATCAACGATCAGTGCGTGCGATGCGACGGGCGCGGGATTGTTCGGCGAGACGGTCGCTACATTTGCCCCGATTGCGCAGGCTCTGGAAAGCGGCCAATTGATGAAGCCGCCCGCGCGCTGGCGATCGGCATTCCACTCGATGAATATCGTCGTCACTGGTCGAGGCGGTTCCATGACATGCATGCGTTGCTCGACAATATAAATGGATCGGTGTCCGACACAATGCGCCGACAACTGCGAGGATGAAATATCTTCCATTCCAATAGTGGATCGCGTAAACTTCGAACATCCTTTACAGCATCACTGGATATTCGCTGGCACCGCGCGTTAGTCGTGCAAACCTCTCGGGACATAAGAACACATAGTGGAGCCCGTTAGGTCGTGTGGGGGCGTTCGTCCCCGCGAAATGGAATTCAGAAGCCCTGAGTGCGCAAGCCCTCGGGGCTTTTTGCATTGGGGCGCCGAAATGCGAATCGAATCAACAGGGGCCGGCCTGGACGAATTCTGGTCGGCATCGGATGAGTATGGTCGCTTGGACTACGTGACCGCGCGCACCTTCGACCTGGGCGATGTGGTTGATCGTATCGCGTGGGCGATGGAGCGTGCCGGCGTGGCCGGTGTGACCGAGCGGGCGGCAGCAGGGGGCGTGCCTACCTTTTAGGCAGGGCATCCCCGCTCAGAAAGTGGGCAGGGACCCCCCAGCAGGACGGACATGCGGGGGCTCGCACCCGCGCTTTTTCTCTACTGGCGACATACCAAGGGGGGTCATATTCATGCCCACTCAACTACAGATCGCCGAGCATCTGGATCTCGACCAATCGGCTGTTTCGCGGTTCGTCGACAAGATCCGGCTCGACTACAAGGCGGCGTCGATCGATGAGATCCGGGTCGCGTATATCCGGCACCTGCGCGAGGTCGCGGCCGGCCGCGCGAGCGGGACCGGCATCGATCTAGTGGCCGAGCGAGCGATGACCGAGCGCGTCGATCGCGAGATCAAGCTGCTGACGCTCGCCGAGAAGCGCGGCCAGCTCGTCGACGCCGCGCAACTCGAACGGGCGTACGGCCAGATGGCCGGCGCATTTCAAACGGAACTGCTGGCGCTGCCCGACAAACTCGTGCAGGAGCTACGCACGCTGTACGGCGTCGAGGTCGACGTCGAATGGCTAAACGAGCATATCTATGGATGCCTTGAGCAGCTTTCTCGATACGAGCCAGACGGTCCGAGAGGTGATTCGTCGGATCGCGCTTCTCCTACGTCCGCCCGAGCGGATCGGGACGACGGAATGGGCACGCAAGCATCGACGGATGAGTGCGAAGGCGACGGCGACACCTGGGCGGTATAACCCGAACATCACGCCCTGGGTATTCGGCATGCACGACGCGCTCGACGATCCGACCGTGCAGAAGATCGTGTGCATGAAGTCGGCGCAGGTCGCCTGGACGGACGGCGTGCTGCTGAACTACGTCGGCCGGCGCATCGACGTGGACCCGTGCCCGATGATCATCATGTTCGCGAAGGAGAAGTCGGCCAAAAAGTTCAACCTGGAGAAGTTCGAGCCAATGGTCGAGGTCACGCCCCGGCTGTCGGCAAAGTTGCCTGTCCACGCGGCCCGCGACAAGAACAACCTCTGGGACCACAAGACTTTTCCGCGCGGCTTCCTGAAGTTCATCACCTCGAACGCACCGGACGACGTGAAGTCGACGCCGGCCCCGGTCGTCGCGGTGGAGGAGCCTGACGACGCGAACGCGAACGTGCGCGAGCAGGGCGACTCGATCACGTTGCTGGAGGAGCGCAACAAGAGCTATTCGGACAGCCGGCGCAAGGTGATCTTCGGCGGCACGCCGACGGTCGACGGCTTCTCGCGCATCCAGCAGGCGTATAGCGGATCGGACCAGCGTGTGTATCTGGTGCCGTGCCCGGACTGCGGCGAAGAGCACGAGCTGGCGTGGGAGAACGTCACGTGGAGCGACGACGCGGAGGTGGTGCACGAAGTGTTCGGGCGAGCGCGGCCTGACTCGGCCCGCTACGTCTGTCCGCACTGCGGATCGCTATGGGACGACGCTGCGCGGGTCCGTGCGGTGCGCAAGGGGCGCTGGGTGGCGACAGCGCCGTTCTTCGGTGTTGCTGGTTTCCGGCTCAACGAGCTGGTGTCGCCGTTCCCTGGCTCGCGCATGGCGGAGCTGGTCAAGAAATGGCTGACGGCCGAGAAGGCGCTGCTGGCTGGCGACGACACGAAAATGCGGGCCTTCGTGAACAACTCGCAGGGGCGACCCTACAAGTACAAGAGCGACTTGCCCGAGCTGGATGAGCTGGCCGAGCGCGCGATGCCCTATGCGGCATTCACGGTGCCGGCCGGCGGTCTGCTGCTGACGCTGGGTGTCGACGTGCAACACGATCGGATCGCACTCGTTCTGCGCGCCTGGGGGCGGGGCGAGGAAAGCTGGCTGGTCGTGTGGGACGAGATCCACGGCAACGTGCTGCATCAAGACGAGAATCCGCTCGAAGGTGGTGTATGGGGCGCGCTGACCGAGATGCTGATGGGCGGGTATCGCCATGAAACGGGTGGTGTGCTCCGGATCCGCGCGATGTCGATCGACTCGTCGGACGGCTCGACGTCGGACGCCGTCTACAAGTACGTGCGAGCCGCGCGGCGAGCCGGCCTGAACGTCATGGCGATCAAGGGCAGCACCGATGCGAACGCGGAGGTTTTCAGCGTACCGAAGCAGTCGGTTGACTCGACACGGAACAACAGCAAGGCGGCGAAGTATGGCTTGCGCCCGTTCATGGTGGGCGTGAGCAAGGCGAAAGACCTGATACTCGAGAATCGTTTCAAGCTGGACGGCGAGGGGCCGGGGCGCATGCATTGGCATGTCGGCGTGCGCTCCGACTACCTGTCGCAGGTCACGGCCGAGGTGAAGGTGCCTGGGCGCATCGGTTCGAAGCGGGTCTGGCAGAAGAAGGCCGGCGCCCGAAACGAGGCGCTGGACTGCGAGGTCTACGCGCTGCACGCGGCCCGCAGCGTGAAAACGCACTTGATGACGGAAGCGCACTGGAGCGTGGAGCAGGTCCGCATCTCGCAGTCGTCGTTGTTCGAGGCAGTGCCGATTCTCGAAGCGCTGCCGTCCGCGTTGCCGATCGAGGAAGTGCCGGATCCGCCGGCCGAGTTGGTGCCGTCCGAGTCGACGGAGCCGGCGCCTACGCAGCCGGTGCCTACTCAGCCGGTACCGCAGCAAATCAAACCCGCCGAAACCCCGCCACCGAGTGGGGTTTCGCGCATTCAGGGGCGTCGCATGGGCCGGTCGAGCTATCTCGGGCGGCGCTAGGAGGTAGAGCATGGCATACACGAGGCAGGATCTGGAGCGCGTCCAGTCGGCAATCGCCAAGGGCGAGCTGGAGGTGCAGTACGCCGACAGGCGCGTGCGTTACCGCTCGATCAGCGAGCTGCGCGACGCGCAAACCGAGATCGTTCGCGCACTCGACGGGGCGGCAGGTCGGCCCCGCATGTTTCGTCTGCGGCATGCGGGCAAGGGGGTGCGATGAGCCGAGCCTACACCTCGCTCGCGCAGCGCGGGTTTGTCGTCCCCACTCGCTTGAAGGCGGCGGCGTACGAATCGGCCAGTACGGTCGGCGCCCGTGCGAAGGCGTGGCGCGTGTCGGGTGCCGGGCCGAACGCGGCGGCGGTGCAGAACCTGCCGCTGATGCGAGCGCGTGCACGGGATGCGATCCGGAACGATCCCTGGGCGAAGACGGCAATTGGCCGGCTGGTGTCGAACACGATCGGCGCCGGCATTCAGGCGCATCCGCAACACCCGATCGACGCGATCCGCAAGGAGCAAAAGCAACTTTGGGAGGACTGTGGAGAGGAGATCGACGCGGATGGGCAATACGATCTGGCGGGCGTGCAAACACTCGCCGCGCGCTCGTTCTTCAGCGACGGCGAGGTGCTGGTGCGCAGGCGGATGCGAAGCCCGCGAGACGGGTTGGCTGTCCCCATGCAGATCCAGTTGCTGGAAGGCGACATGCTGCCGATGGATAAGAACGAGATCGTGGCCGGCGGGGAGATCATCAACGGCGTGGAGTTCGATCACGACGGCCGGCGGGTCGCCTATCACTTGTACCGGCGGCATCCCGGCGAATACGGTCGCGCTTCGTTCACGAATATGCAGACGGTGCGCGTGCCGGCCGACGAGATCGCACATGTGTTCCAGGCGTTGCGGCCGGGGCAGGTGCGCGGGGTGCCCGAGCTGTCGACGGTGCTGCTGCGGTTGCGCTCGCTCGACAACTTCGACGATGCCGTGCTGTTCCGGCAAGAGGTGTGCAATCTGTTCGTCGGCTTTGTTGTCAAGCCGCATTCCGAGCCAGGCTTGATGGGCGATCCGATTACCGGCGGCGCCCTTAATTATGACGTTGACGGCTTCTCGCCGGTCGTCTCGCTCGAACCTGGGGGTATGCAGGAACTGGCGCCGGGCGAGGACGTGCGCTTTGCAACGCCACCGGGCGCCGGCACCGACTACGCGCCCTTCATGCGGCAGCAATTGATGGCGGCTGCGGCCTCGGTTGGCATGCCCTATGAGGTGCTGACGGGCGACCTGCGTGACGTCAGCGATCGGGTGCTGCGGGTGATCCTGAACGAATTCCGGCGGGCGATCGAGCAGATCCAGTGGAACGTCTTCATCCACCAGTTCTGCCGTCCGGTCTGGCGCTGGTGGGTCGATGCATGCGCGCTGTCGGGGGCCATGCCGATGCCGGACTACTATCGCGCGCGCCGGGACTATCTCCGGGTGCGATGGGTGCCGCAAGGATGGCCATACATCCACCCGGTGCAGGACGTCACGGCCAAGCGCATGGAGATCCGTTCCGGCTTGGCGAGCCGGTCGGGCGCTGTCCTCGCGCGCGGCGACGATCCGGAGCAGGTGGACAACGAGAACGCGGCGGACCTTGCACGCGAGCAGCGGCTCGGGCTGCGTTACGACACGCTGGTGCCGGTCGAGGACACGGGCGGCAATTCGAATGGGGATGACGAATGAAAGGCAAAAAGAAGTGGTGGGACATCCGCGCGCAGGCGAATGCAGCCGGCGGCAACGACGTCGAGATCCGGATCTACGGCGACATCGGTTTCTGGGGCACGGACGCCGAGCAGTTCGCGGCGCGGTTGGACGAGGTCGGCCCGACAGCGGCATCGATCGTCGTCGCGGTCAACTCGATGGGCGGCGACGTGTTCGATGCGTTCACGATCTACAACCTGCTGCGGCGCTACCCCGGCAAGACGACGGGGCGCGTCGACGGCATCGCGGCGTCGGCCGCATCGCTGCTGCTGATGGGGTGCAGTCAGATCGTGATGCCGTCCAATGCGATGCTGATGATCCATAACCCGCATACGCTCGCGGCGGGCGACGAGGGCGAGTTGCGCCGGCTGGCGGATCTGCTCGGCAGCACGAGCGCGAACATGCTGACGGCGTACGCCGAGCGCAGCGGGCAGACCGAGGACACGGTGCGCAAGCTGATGGACGCCGAGACTTGGCTGACGGCGGCGCAAGCCGTCGAGCTGGGATTCTGCGACACGATCGAGGAGCCGATTCGGATCGCGGCGTACGCAGGCGCCCAGCCGCTCGTCGCGCGGTTCGCGGCGATGCCCGAGCAGATCCGCGCCCTGGTCGATGGCGAGCCCGAGGCGCCGCCGAATCCGCCCGTCGATCCGCCGCCCCCGCAGGACCCGGCCCCGCAGGATCCGCCTGCGCCGCCGCCGAATGTCGCGGCGCTGGCCTCGCATGTGTACGCGTCGTGCCGCGACGCGCGCATCGAGCACTGCGCCGAGGGCATTGTGCTCGCGACGGGCCTGCGGGATCGCGCAACGGTGGACGCCGCGATTCGTACCGCGCAGGACATCGCAGGCATCTGTCTGGCGGCGAACCTGACCGAACTGACGGCCGGGTTCGTGTCGGACGGTCTGAGCCCGGATCAGGTTCGCGCCCGGCTCTATGAGCGCGTGACGGCTTCGCAGGCGCATATCAATCCCAGGCAGACGCCGAGCAGCCCGAGCGAGCCGGTGGTCGCCGCCAACGCGCCGCGCGCGGCATCCATCTACGCGGCCCGCCGCAACGGCGGAAAGTAACTTTGACGTCCCATGAGGAGGGGCAAACCATGTCGATTGTGAAGGAACAGGGCATTCTCCCGGCCGAGTTTCTGGTGTCGGAAGGCAACGGCCAGATCTCCCGCGAGCAGATCGTCGTCAAGGCCGGGCCGGCGCTGCCTGCCGGTCAGGTGCTCGGCGTGACGAACACGGGTGAATACGCCCCGTACGACAACAAGGCCGAGGACGGCTCGGAGGTCGCAGGTGCGGTGCTCTACGCGCCGCTGGCGGCGTCCGAGGAGTCGCGGCCGGCGACCGGCATTGTCCGGCTCGCCGAGGTCGTGGGCGGCCTGCTGACGGGCCTGGACGCGGCGGGGCGTACCGATCTCGCGGATCGCCACGTGATCGTTCGCTGATCGCGCAGTAAGACAGACCTACGAAGGCCACGCATCGCGTGGCCTTTTCTTTTCCATTTCCAGGTTGGAGGTTGTATGGCGGACATCGCCCTGTTTCAAGACGACGCTTTCTCGCTCTCGTCGCTCACGGCGGCAATCAACGATCAGCCGGCGGTGCCGGGCCGGGTCGGCACGCTCGGTCTGTTCGAGGAGGACGGCATCACGACGACGACGGTCCAGATCGAGCGCGACGGCGACACGCTGGCGCTCGTGCCGGCCGGCCAGCGCGGATCGCCCGCCCCGGTGGTCGGTGGCAGCAAGCGCAGCATGATCCCGTTCAACACGGTCCACCTGCCGCAGCGCGGCTACATCGCGGCGGACGAGGTGCAAAACCTGCGCGCGTTCGGTTCCGAAAGCGAACTGGAGGCGCTGCAGACGGTCGTGAATCGACGCCTCGCCAAGCTCCGGCGCCAACTGGACGCCACGCACGAGTTCCACCGCATCGGCGCGATCAAGGGCGCGGTGCTCGACGCGGACGGCAAGACGGTGCTGATCGATCTGCTGAAGTATTTCGGCATCAAGCAGACGGTGATCGGCTTCGAGCTGGACAAGCCCGAGACGGAGATCCGCCTGAAGTGCAGCGAGGTGCAGGACGCGATCGAGGATGCGCTCGGCGCGTTGACCTACACGGGCGTGCGCGTGCTGTGCGGCCGCACCTTCTGGAACAAGCTGATCGTCGCGAAGACGGTGAAGGAAACCTACCTCGCGACGAGCATGGCAGCGGCCCTGCGCGGCGACGCACGCGACGCGCTCGACTTCGGCGGCTGCACGTTCGAGCGCTATCGCGGGCGTGTCGGCGATATCGGCTACGTGGCCGACGACGAGGCGCATGCCGTGCCGGAAGGCGTGCCCGACCTGTTCATCTCGCGCTTCGCGCCGGCCGACTACGTCGAGGCGGTCAACACGACGGGCCTGCCGTACTACGCGAAGCAGGAGCTGGCCCCGTTCGGCAAGGGGATCGACATCGAGGCGCAGTCGAACCCGATCCACCTCTGCACGCGCCCGAAAGCGCTGATCAAGCTGAAGGCTTGATATGCGGTTCCGCGATCTGATGGCGGACGTCGATGCCGCCGTGAAGCGCGATCTGGCGGACGACGACGTCACGATCGACGGGAAGCCGGTGCAGGGCATGTTCGCGGCGCCGTGGCTCGGGCCGGATCTCGGCTCACGGCGCACGCAACTGGTGGCGCCTGTCCTGCATGTCACGGACGCCGATGCCGCGGTCGTCAAGGTCGGCAGCATCGTCGTCGCTGGCGGGAACCGTTACCGCGTGCACGAACTGCAGCCGGACGGCACGGGGTGGACGGTCTTGATCTTGGGGTAAAGGCATGGACCTGCTGAAAGTCGAAATCGACGTGAAGGGAGCGCTGGAAGCGCTCGCCGCTCTGCCGCCTGCCGCGATGCAGTCGGCATGGCGGCGGACGCTCCGGAAGACAGCGGCCTGGATCAAGAGCCAGACGGCGAAGGATGTCGGCCGCGCAACGGGGATACAGCAGAAGGTGATCCGGCAGCGGACGTACTTCTACATGCGATCCGCCGATAGCGGGAAGGTGTGGCTCGGCCTCAACCCGATCGGGGCGCACCGGCTCGGCGCCGTGCGTCGCACGCGCAAGGGCATTCGTGCCGGCAAGACGCTGTTCGAGGGCGCGTGGCGTATGACGGAGAAGGCGCCGGATGGCCCCGTGTTCCGCCGAACTGGCAAGGGGCGTACGCCGATCGAGGTGGTGAGGTTCGATTGGGCGCATGAAGGCGATCCGGCCTTTCGGCGAGCCGCCCGAGCGTGCGAGGAAAGGCTGCTGGCGGTGCTGCGGCAGGAGGTCAACTACGAAATCCAGAAGGCGGCAGGCCGTGCTCGATAACCTCAAGCAATTACATGACGCGATCGAATCCGGGCTGCGTGGCCGGCTCGCTGGGCTCGACCGGGTGCTGGCGTATCCGGAGATCGGGAAGTCGATCGAGACGCCGCTGGTGGCGATCGAGCTGGCCGAACTGGAGCCAGGGCACGACGACGGCACGGGCCGCGTGCCGTTGATCGGGCGGATGCAGGCTCGCATCGTCGTCGATCCGCTGGTCCCTGGCGCGGACATCCTGGTGCGTGAGCTGTCCGCCCGTGTGCTGCGCGCCGTTCATGGCGAGACCTGGGGATTGCCGATCACGCCGGGCAAGCAGATCGGCTCGGCGGCGGAAGATCCGTTCCGGCCGGATCTCGATACCTATCTGGTGTGGCTGGTCGAGTGGGTGCATGAATTCGACCTGGGCGAGATGATCGAGCCGCCGCCGCAGGGCCGGGAGATCCGCTGGGGCGTCTATCCGGAGATAGGGGCCGAGCATCGCGGCGACTACGTCGACGTGGCGATCGCAGAGGAGGGGCGCCCGTGAGCGACTACGAGCTGGGCGAAATGGATCGCCGCATGGCGTGCCTGACGCAGTCGGCGATCGTGGAGGCGGTGACCTACGATCCGCCGCGCGTGAAGGTGCGCATCGGCGATTGGGTCAGCGACTGGCTGAAATGGCAGGCTGGAGCTGCCGGCAAGGTTCGGCAGTGGCGTCCCCCCTCCCGTGACGAGGAGGTCGCCTTGTGGGCGCCATCCGGCGATCTGGCGGGCGCGTTCGTGGCGCCGGGCTACTACACGGATCAGCACGGCGGCGCCGGCCGGACGAGCCCGGATGAGACGGCCATCGATTACCCCGATGGAGCGTTCGAGCAATACAACCACGCGACGCACGACTACACGCTGTCGGTGCCAGCCGGCGGCCGGATCCTCTTTCGCATCGGTTCGACGGAGTTCGAGCTGAGGGCAGACGGCGCAACGCTCCGGAGTGAGAAGCTGCTCGCCGAGGTGCCGGATTCCACGTTCACGGGCAACACGACGACGGAGCGGCTGCTGACGTTCAATGGCGGTATGCAAGGCCGGTCGGGAGAGGGGCAGGGCGTCGCGGTGAAGGTTGATGGTGGAGCGGAATTCACGGCGGACGTGCTGGCCGCCGGGACATCGGTTCATGGGCACCAGCATCGCGAGCAGGGAGACGGGGAGCTGGTGAGCGCTCCGGTTTGAACAAAGCAACTTTGGGCCTCGCATGACAGCGGGGCTCTCGTGAGGTGGGTATGCGAAAGGAAGATCAGCAGGCGGTTGGCGTGGCGGTGACATTTGTTGATGCCGAGTATCGCAGCCGCGTCGTGGTGTTTCCGGATGGCTCGTTCATTCCGGTGCTTGCAGGCAAGGCCGAGGTGACGGCGCCCGAGCACGTCGCCTATCTGGAGTCGAATCCGAGTTTCACGCGGATTCCGGCGAAGGAGCAGTGACGATGGCGCTGGTCGGGATGTGCCGCCGCTCGGGGCGGCTGATCAGTGGCGTCGAGCATCTGGTGCAGAGCATCGGCGACATCCTGAGCACGCGCAAGGGCACGCGGCGGCAGCGCCCGGAATACGGCTCGGATCTCCCGGCCATGGTCGACTTGCCCGTGACGCGCGGGTGGATCTCGGCCGTCCAGGCCGAGGCGGCCGGCGCGATCGGACGATGGGAGCCGCGAATCAAGCTGGATCGGGTCGCGGTGCAGTCGGTCGTCGACGGCAAAGTAACTTTCCTCATTGCTGGTCGCTATGACGACGGCGATGTCGTGTTCGAGGTGACGGTATGACCATGATCGATCTCTCGGCGATGGATCCGCCGGATCTCGTCGAAACGCTGGACTTCGAGGCGACGTACCAACTGAAGCTGGCCCACTTCAAAAGCATCTACCCGGACTGGACTGCGGCGCTCGAATCGGATCCGGTAGTCAAGGTGCTGGAGTTGGCGGCGTACGACGAGGTTCGGTATCGAGCGCGTGTCAACGACTGCGGGCGGGCCGTGCTGCTCGCCTGCGCGACCGGGGCGGATCTTGAACACCTCGCCGCGCTCTGGAACATCAAGAAAGAGATCGTCGATCCAGGCGATCCGGATGCGCGCCCGCCGATTCCCGTGACCTACGAGAAAGACGATCGCCTGCGCCTTCGCACGCAGATGGCGATCGAGCAGGCGACGACGGCCGGGCCGGCGGGTTCGTATCGGTCGATCGCGCTCAATGCGTCGGCCGACGTCGCGGACGTGCGAGTCGATCGCGGCGTGCCGGGCGTGGTTCGTGTGGTCGTGAAGTCGCAATCGAACGGCGGGGTGCCCAGTGCCGCGCTGCTCGACGCGGTTCAACGCGCCCTGACGCCCGAGGACCGGCGCCCGCTCAACGATACGGTGCAGGTGCTGCCCGCCCGGCCCGTCGACTACTCGATCGTGGCGGATATCTACGTCGGTCGCGGCCCGGACCCCGAGGTCGTGATCGCCGCGAGGCGCCTCGATCTCGATATCGCGGTCAACGATGGCGCCCGACTGCGCAACGGCATGCCGCGCTCGGCCATCACGGGGGCACTGCATCCGAAGTCGTCGGGCGTCGTGCGGGTCGATCTGACAGCGCCGGCCGCCGACGTCGAGTGCGAATTCGACCAGTTCGCGCGGTGCGCATCGATCACGCTGAATGCGAGGGTGAAAGATGACGACTGAACCGCTCTTGCCTGCGAATCAAACCTCGCTTGAGGCGGCGCTCGCTCATGTGATGCGGCCGAGCGTCGAGCCCGACGTCATCCGCACGCTGTGGGACGCAGATCGCTGCCCGTCTGCGTTCCTGCCCTGGCTGGCATGGTCGCTTCAGGTAGACGGGTGGGAGCTGGCCGAGTCGGACGAGGCACGGCGCGAACTGATCAAGTCGTCGTTGGCGATCTACCGGCGCAAGGGCACGCCGTGGGCGATCCGGGAGATCGTGCGGCGGCTCGGGTTTGGTGAGGTGGACATTCAGGAGGGGCGGGGCCTTGCCCGCCGCGACGGCTCGGCACGCCGCGATGGGCGCTATCTGCATGGCGGCGACGGCGCCTGGGCCGAATACATCGTCACCTTGAACCGCGCCGTGACGCGCGACCAGGGTGAGAAGATCAAACGGGCGATCGAACGGTATGCGCCCGCCCGCAGCAAGCTGGCATGGCTGGACTTCTCCGAGGTTGCGATCCGGCATAACGGCGTCGCGACACGCAACGGGCAATTTACACGAGGGATTATCGGAACATGGCCAATCTGAAAGAGGACAGTGCCTGGGTAGACGGTATCTACCAGTTGGAGACGTCGGATCCGGTGCAGGGCGGCCCCGATGGTGTCGACAACGTGCAGGCAAAGCAACTTGGGAGCCGCACGCGATACCTGAAGGATCGTGTCGACGCGACCGACAAGCGGGTCGACGCGATGGGGCAAACGGTGGCGGGCCTCGGGACCGACAAGCTGCCTGTCGCGGGCGGCACGCTGAAGGGCGTGCTGCTTGGGAAGCTTGGCGCCATCGCACCGAACAATCCGCAAGGGGCCGGTTACGGCTTTGACGGCGATGCGGACAGCGGGATGTTTTCGCCGAAGGATGGGCTCGTGCAGATCGGCGCGCAAGGGATTGCCCACTTCGAGACGCGCGGCACCGACACCTACGTGGGGCCGAATGTTGCCGGCGGCAATCTGGTGTTGGTTGCCGGAGCGGATGGCCGGGCGTTGGTCACGAGTGAAGGCCGGATGCTGATCGGGTCGTCGAATAGCGACGGCGTAAGCCGGCTGCAAGTCACCGGATCGGTTCGTGCAGACGGATTCGTGTCGGATGCCCTGGATGCCGGCGGTGCGCATTTCCGCGCACGCAATGGCGACTACGGCGCCTTCCTGCGCAACGATGGCACGAACGTCTACCTGCTATCGACGAAAAAGGGCGATCCGTCGGGTCAATTCAATGACTATCGACCGTTCGCCTGGAACCTGTCGACCGGTTACGTCACGATCGACGCGAACGGGCAAGGCACGACACTCGGTGGCGTGACGACGATTGTGCGCGACGCGAAGATCGGCATCGCGACGAATGAGGGGCGAGCGTGGATCGGTCCGCTCAATGGCTATTTCTACTCGAATGCGTTGTCTGTTGGCTGGTGGTCGCCGACGATCGGCTCGTTCCAGTACATGGTCGACGATCGATCCTTCCGTATCGATGGGAAACCCGTCTGGCACAGCGGGAACGTGACGCCGCTCGACGCGAGCAAGGGGGGCGTGATGAGCGGCAGCGTGACGTTCGCCGCCGGTCAGCGTCTGTTTCTCGACGAGGGCAGCGCGGCGTTCCCCTCGATCGCGTTCGTGAACGATGGCGTTCCCGATACCGGTCTCTATCACGCGAGAGACGGTGTCTTCGGCGTGACCTGCAATGGCGTTGTCACGGTCACGTTCGCGCAGGAAGCGACCTATTTCCAAGCGCCAGCGGCCGGACCTTCGCCGGCTGCGGGCGACAACTCGTTGCGCTTCGCGACGACGGAATGGGTCACGGCTGCAATCGGCACGGCATCGATCGGCCAGATCGTCATGGAGGCGCGGACATCCACCCGTGCGGGCTATGTGAAGTGCGACGGCTCGCAGTACAAGCGCGCGGATTATCCGGCGCTGTGGGCCTATGCGCAGGCCAGTGGTGCGCTGGTGTCGGAAGCCGAGTACGCGGGTGGCCGCTGGGGCGGCTTCTCGACGGCAGACGGGCAGACGTACTTCCGGGTTCCCGATCTGCGCGGCGAGTTCCTGCGCTGCTGGTCGGACGGGCGTGGCGATGTCGATGCCGGCCGCGCGATCGGCTCGTTCCAGGCCAGCCAGAACCAGGCGCACACGCATGCCGCGTCATCGAGCACGGTCGACGATCACTGGCACAAGGTTTGGAGTGGCCCGAACGGCTGGCACGATCACGGCGTCAATCAAACGCCGCATGCGCACGTCACGTGGACCGGCGCCGTGCAGGTGGCGGGCACTGCACCGGGCGCCGGCATGGGGCCATACAACGGGCGCGTTTCCTCCATGTGGTCCGACGAGGCGATAGCCAACATCGGGATTGCCGGGAACGGCACGCACGATCACGCGATCGCCATGGACGGCGCTGGAAAACACGCACACACGATCAGCGTTCAAGCCGATGGCGGCGCCGAAGCGCGTCCGCGCAACGTCGCATTGCTGGCGATGATTCGCGCATATTGATGAGGGAGAAACGATGCTCTGCAACCACTACGACAGACAGACGGGCCAATACCTGAGCAGTACCCTGGCCGACTCGGATCCGAAAGACGATAGCCGCTGGCTCGAACCGGCTTTCTCGACCGTCACGCCGATCCCTGACCGTAAGCCGCTCACGTGGCCGTTCTGGAAGGACGGCGCCTGGGTGTTGATGCCCGACTATCGCGGGCGCGTGCTGTACCGAACCGATACCGGCGAGCGCACCGAGATCCTGGCAGCGGGTGTGACGCCGGCCGATGCCGGTCTCACGGAGACGCCGCGGCCGTCCGACGAGTACCGCTGGACCGATGGCGCCTGGGCGATCGATCCGGACATCGTGGCGCGCAAGGCGAAGGAGCGGGCGATGGCGGAATTCCAGCATCGGCTGGCGAACGCACAGACGAAGAACTACGGCCGAGCCGATGCGCACGCAGCCGGCGTGCTATCGGATGTCGAGGAAGCGCAGTTCGTCGCGTGGTCCAAGTACCAAATGGATCTCTCGCGCGTGGTGAATGCGCCGGACTTCCCGGCCTCGGCCGTGTGGCCGGTCGAGCCGGACGACGACGCGATCCGCCGTGAAGTCGATGCCAAGCGAGCCGCTGCCGCTGCCGCAGAAGCGGCGAAAGCGGAGGCGGAGCACGCTGCGCAGGCTGACGAGACTGGCCCCGTTGACGAAGCGGTGGACGCGGATACCGCACCGAAGGCGAACAGCAGCAAAAAGTAACTTTCCGGACCCCGTTCCGACCTTTCACAGAGCCGCCCACTTGGGCGGCTTTCTCATTTCTGGAGACCCGTATGGGAGCAACCTCGTTTTTTCACGGTATCACGACGACGATCGTCGACTCGGGGCCGCGCACGATCGCCGTGCCGTCATCGTCGGTGGTGGGGCTCGTCGATACGTACACGCCCGGCGCGGGTCTGGCGCAGCCGAACGTGCCCGTCCAACTGACGAGCTATCGCGATGCGGTGGTGGCGTTCGGCGACACGAGCGCCATCGCGCGAGCTGCGCGAGCGATCTATGCGCAGAGCCGCGCGGTCATCGTCGCTGTGGGCGTACCGGCCGATGGTGACGAGGCGCAGCGTACCTCGGCCGTGATCGGGGGCGTGACGGCGAGCGGAGCGCGCACGGGCATGCAAGCGCTGCTCGATGCGAAGTCGCGATTCAACGCGCAGCCGCGTTTGCTGATCGCGCCGGGCCACTCGGCCAAGCAACCGGTCGCGACGGCGGCCGACGAGATCGCGGCGAAGCTGCGCGGTATCGCCGTGATCGATGGCCCGAACAAGGATGACGAGGCGGCGATTGCCTACGCGCAGAATTTCGGCAGCAAGCGCCTCTACATGGTCGATCCCGGCTCGACGATGTGGGATACGACGGCCAACGCCGACGTCGCCGTGCCGTCCTCGGTGTTCGCGGCTGGCCTGTTCTGCCAGACCGACGCCAATATCGGTTTCTGGGCATCGCCGTCGAACAAGGAAATCACGGGCATCACGGGCACGGCGCGGCCGATCGAATACCTCGACGGCGACGAGACCTGCCGCGCGAACCTGCTGAACAACGCCAATATCGCGACCATCATCCGTGACGGCGGTTATCGCCTGTGGGGCAACCGGACGTTGTCGGCGGATCCGAAGTGGAAGTTCGTCACGCGAGTGCGCACGCTCGACATCGTGATGGACGCCGTCCAGGCCGGCCACAAGTGGGCAGTCGATCGCGGCATCACGGCAACCTACGTCAGCGACGTGACGGAAGGGCTGCAGGCGTTCATGCGCGATCTGAAGCGCCAGGGCGCCTTGATCAATTTCGAGGTCTACCCGGATCCCGAGCTGAACACGGCCAGCCAACTGGAGGACGGCAAGGTGTACTGGAACATCCGCTTTACCGATGTTCCGCCGGCCGAAAACCCGATTTTCCGCTTCGAAGTCACCAATCAATGGATGACCGAAGTGCTCGATAACCAGATCTAAGGGAGGGACGATGGTTCCGGAAACTCTGTACAACTGCTCGGTGGCGATTGACGGACGCGGCTACGCGGGCCGGGCGACGAGCATGACGCCGCCGAAGCTGAAGCTCAAGACCGACGACTACCGCGCGGGCGGGATGGACGCGCCGTCCAAGATCGACCAGGGCATGGAAGCGCTGGAAGCGTCGTTCGCCATGGCGTCCATGGAATACGACGTGCTGAAGTATTTCGGCATCCTCGACGGGAACGCATTCAGCGGCAATTTCCGTGCGGCCTTCAAGGACCACTACGGCAAGATCAAGTATGTCGGGGCGTTCTTTCGCGGCAAGCTGACCGAGGTGGATCCGGGTGAGTGGAAGCCGGGCGAGAAGGCTGAAACGAAGTACACCATCGCCGTCGACTACTACCGGATGGAGATCGACGGCGCCGTGGTTCACGAGATCGATGTGTTCGCGTGCAAGCGCGTGGTCAACGGCGTCGACCAGTTGGCCGAGGTGCGTAAGGCGCTCGGCATGTAGCTCGTTTGGACGCGAGCAAAGTCACTTTTCACTCAACGGCGGGCCGATGGCTCGCCGTTTTTCTTTGAGGACACGATATGGACAAGGTTACCGTCACGCTGGCTTACCCGATCAAGCTGAACGGCGTCGAATGCGACAAGTTCACGATGCGCCGCCCGAAGGTGCGCGACATGCGCGGCGCGCAGAGACTCGCACCGAAGGACGAGGAGCAACAGGAGCTGATCCTGTTCGCCTCGCTTGCCGAGGTGTCGCCGGACGACATCGAGGAGATGGATATGGCCGACTACGCGCGCGTGCAGGACGCCTACTACTCCTTTCGATCCGTACGCCAAGACGGACGCCAAGACGCTGAAGGCGCTGGCGAGGCGCCTCGCGCTTGAATTCGGCATGTCGCCTGCCTCGATCGACGACATGACGATCGACGACATGATCTGGTGGTTGACTGACTGAGGGGTGCGGATATGGCAAAGGATATCGCCCTGGGCATCGTGATCGGCGGCGCCGTGTCGGCGACGTTCAGCAAGGCGATCACGGATACGACGTCGAAGATCGACGGCATGAAGAAGCGGGCGAACGACGCTCGCCTCTGGCAGCGGCAGATCGGCGAGACGGTTCGCCTGCAGGAGGAGTTTCGGCGACTGCATGCCGCCGGGGATAGTGCGGCGGACGGCATCCGCCGCAAGCTGGACAGCAACCTGAAGTCGTTGCGCGATGCCGGGGTCGAGGTGAGCAAGCTCGATCGCGCGTATGCGCAACTCGGGCGCACCGCGCGCGGGCTCGATCTGAAGGCCGCCGGCTTCGAGCGCATGGAAGCCGGCAAGGAAGCCGGTCGCGGGGTGATCGGCGACGCGGTGAAGCTGTCGGCGGCGGTGGCCGTGCCCGCGACGATCGCCGCGAACTATCAAGCGATCATCCGCGACATCTCGATCAAGGCCGGCATCGCGCGCACGCAGCAAGAGACCGCGATGGGCCTGCGTATCCGCAAGGATGCGGCGGACAACGGGATCGGCCGCAACGAGCTGGCGGAAGCCATCAACCAGATGGTGGCGGGGGGCATGGATCTCGATCGCGCGCTCAACTTCGGGCCGCTCGTCGCGAAGTTCGTGATCGGGCAGGGCGCGACGCCGGTCGAGACGGCGAAGATGATCCAGGCGCTCCAGCAGAACGCGGAGATTGTCGATCCGCGTCAGATGGCACAGGCGCTGGAGGGAATCGCTTATCTCGGCAAGGAAGGGTCGTTCGAGTCTGTCGACATGGCGCGGTGGTTTCCGGTGCTGCTGGCCGAAATGAAGAAGATCGGTATCACGGGGCTGGATTCCGTCACGCAGTTGGGCGCCATGCTGCAGGTGCAGATGAAGACGGCCGGTAGTGCCGACGAGGCAGCGAACAACCTCAAGAACTGGTTTTCGAAGATCGGTTCCGGGGAGACCGAGCGCAATTATGCGAAAGCCGGGGTCGACTACCAGGCGAAGATGCGCGAGGCGATCGGCAAGGGCTGGTCGACGCTGGAAGCGTCGTTTGTGCTGGCCCGCGCGTACATCGAGCGCGTGGATCCGGAGAAGGCGAAGCAACTGGCCGGTGCCGCTAAACAGTTCAACGCGGAGATGGATCCGGCGAAGCGGCAAGCGCAGATGGCCGCGTTCGCCGAGACGATGAAGACCGGCGATCTGTTCAACGACATGCAGGTCAAGGCGGCGCTGACGGCCTACATGCAGAACGCCGATCTGTACAACGAGCTGAAGACCAACGCGCAGAAGGCGAGTGGCGAGATCCAGAAGGATCTGGAAGCCCGTCGCGAGACGTCCAAACAGATCTGGAGCGAGGTCGGCCAGCAGTGGGACGACGCGATGCGCAGTATCGGCGACGCGCTGCGGCCGGTCACGGATCTCGCGGGGAAGGCAGCAAAGGGGCTCGGCGGCACGGTGCGCGAAGCGGCGGATAAGGCGCCGGGTGTCACGGCGGCGGTGGTCGGTGTCGCGGGCGCAGCGGTCGCCTATCGCGGGGCAAAGGCACTTTGGAACATCGGGCGCGGTGTGTTCGATATCGCGCGCGGCACGGTACTAGGGCGTGGTGCGGGCCGCTCAGGCGGCCGTGGCGGCGCTGGAAAGGGCGGTGCGGCTGGCAAGGCGCTCGATGCCCTTGCCGGCGCTGCGGGCGGGGTGCAGCGGGTGTTTGTCGTGAACATGCCCGGAGGCGCTGGCGGGCTCGGTGGCGGATTGGGTGATATCCCGGTCGGCGGTCAAGGGGGCGGCGGCAAAGGCCGGGCAGGTGGGCGCGGTGCCGCGCGTGGTGGTCGCATCGGTCGAGCCTTGAGCGCCGGCCGGTCGCTCTTCAGCAAGGTGGCGCCGTATGCCGGAAAGATCGCGCTGGCCGGAACGATCCTGAAGGTCGGCTTCGCGGCGAAGGACGCGTATGCCGTGGCGTCGAGTACCGACACGCGTGAGCGTAAGGCAACGCAGTTCGCCGGGATCACAGGGAGTCTTGCCGGGGGCTTTGCGGGCGCCAAGATCGGCGCCCTGGTCGGTGCCTTCGGTGGTCCGATCGGCGCGGCCGTAGGTGGCGTGATCGGCGGTGCGATCGGCACCTTCGCGGGCGACAAGGCACTGAGCGCGATTGCGCGCAAGGTGTTCGAGCATAAGCCGGGCGAGCCGCCCGCCAGCGCGGAGGCGGTGGCGAAAGCGGCGGCTGCCGCCGGCGAGGGTGCCCCGCCACGTGCCGGCCCGCGCGTCGAGCAAACCAACACGTTTGCCCCCGTCTTCCATGTCCGCGTGGAGAGCAACGAGGCGGACGCAGCCGAGAAATTCCTGGCGCGGGTCAGTCCGATGTTGACGCAGATGATGGCCGAGCAGCAGCGGAAGACGACCAACTTTTCGGCGATGTTCGATGCGCCGCATCTATGAGGGTAAGGCATGGATCTGATCAGACAGATCACGTCGGCCGCGACGCAGGCGAGTGTCGCCTCGGAGCGGGTCCGGCAGATGGTGCGCGTCGCGGACCGCAACCGGGCCGCGAGCGCGACGACGGTCGAGACGTTGCAGAAGCTCGCGACCGGCAATCTCAGCAGCGCGGCCGAGCTGCTGACCGGCGCCAAAAGCGCCATGTCGGTCGCGGGCGATCTGTTTCCGCAAGTCGGGAGCGTGATGCGCAGCTTCAACGCAACGCAGGCCTCGGTCGGCTCGATCCTGAAGATGGCGGACAGTTCGAGCTTCCCGCTCGTGCGCTCTGCCGCCGACAGCGTCAAATCGGCGCTCGGCGGGGCGGTGAATCAGTTCTCGAGCTTGGTCGGCATCAAGGACTCGGCGGTGGCCGATGCGGTCAAGGCGACGGGCCTGAGTTCGTTGCTGCCGGGGCTGGCCGATGGCGCGACATCAAGCACGCCGCATCTGATGACGATGGCGGCCGACGACGGCAGCGCGTTCCATTTCAACCTGTCGACGGCGGCGTTCGAGAAGCTGCGGCGGGCGACGCGATACCGTGTCGCCACGCAGGAGCGCTTGAACCGACAAGAGGCGCTGCAGCCGGTCAGCGAGGGCGGCGAGACGATCACCCTGTCGGGCGTCGTGTTTCCCGCCCTGGGCGCCGGCACCACGCAGATCAGCAAGCTGCGCGCGATCGGCAGCCGCATGAAGCCGGTGCGGCTGACGACGGGCAGCGGCGAAGTGCTCGGCCGCTGGCTGCTGCAGACGATCGAGGAGGAGCAGGACGCCATGCTGGCCGATGGTCTGCCCCGCAAGCAATCCTTCACTGTGGAGTTTGGCCGCTATGGCGAAGATTTTAAGAACGTCTGAGGGGGATGTGCTCGATACCTTGTGCTATCGGGTGTACGGGACGCTGCAGGGCACGGTGGAGGCGGTCTACGAGGCGAATCCGGGCCTTGCCGCGAGGCCGCAGCCGTTCGCCTCGGGCGTCGAGATCGTGATGCCGGATATCGAGGCGCCGCGCGACGAAACCGTGTCGCTCTGGACATAGCGAGGCACGATGGAAGCGATTTTTCAAATCATCGCGAACGGCGACGATGTCACGAAGGTGATTCAGGACCGGGTCATGGAGATCCGGACCGTCGACAAACCGGGCCTGGATGCGGACGAATGCACGATCACGCTCGACGATCGCGACGGCCGGATCCGATTTCCGCCCAAGGGCGCGACGGTCAAGGTGTCGCTGGGATGGGAGGGGCAGGGGCTCTCGATGCTGGGCGAGTATGCCGTCGACGAGGTGGGGCTGCGTGGGCCGCCGGCGAGCGTCGTGTTTCGCGGCAAGCCGGCGAACATGCGGGCGACGTCGAAGACGCAGCGGTACGGGAGCTGGTCGAACGTGCGGTTGGCCGACATCGTCGGCGACGTCGCGCGCCGCAATAAGTGGGCGGCCGCGTGCGACGTCGACGTGGTGGTGCCTCGGGTCGACCAGTTCGGCGAAAGCGATCTGCATTTCGTGACGCGGCTCGCCAGGCAGTATGGCGCGACGGCGACGGTCAAGGCCGGCAAGCTGATCGTGCTGCCCCGAGGAGGCGGCAAGAGCGCGAGCGGCAAGCCGTTGCCGGTGGTGACACTGACGCCTGAGCTGCTGCTCGACTACGACATCAACTTCCCCGATCGCGCGAGCTTCGCGGCGATCCGCACCAAGGTCCACGATCGCAAGACGGGGAAGAAAATCGACCTGACGATTCCCAATCCAGATGCGCCACAAGGGGCGGCCGCGGTTCATACCGAGCGGCACGCGTTCGCCAGTCCGCAGGCGGCGAAGGCGGCGGCCACGTCGAGGCTCGAAACGCTCAACCGGCACACGTCGACGAGCCGCCTCACGATGCGAGGTCGGGCGGATCTGTCTGCCGAAAAGACGATCGCGCTGAAGGGGTTTAAGGAGGGAGTCGACGGGGAGTTTCTGATCGAGGCGGTCGAACACACGTTCGCCTCACGGGGCTGGATCACGGTGGTGACGTTGAATGGAGGGAACAAGGGCAAGGCGAAGGTCGGGCACAAAAAGAAGTCGGGCAAGAAAATCGATCTGGTGGTGCCGGCGCCGAAGTAGTGCGCCGCGCGAGAACGATGCAGGCCGCTCACGGGCAACCGGAGCGGCCTTTCTTTTTTCAACGGGGGTGGGATGGGTGACGAGAAGCAGGAGGGGCTGGCGGTACAGATCGCCACGCTCACGCAGCAGATGCGATCGGTCGCGGCGAGCGTGGAGGACATCAAGCGCTCGGTGCAGCCGTTCGCGGATCTCGATCGTGGGTTCGCCGAAATGCGCGTGCGCGCGGAATCCGTGCGCGAGGACGTCGGGCTGCTGTGGGCGCGGTCGCAGGCTGAGGAGCGTGCGCGCCTCGACCAAGCCGGCGATATCGCCGAGGTGGACCGGAAGGTCGACGCGATGAGGAACCGGGCGACGGGCGCGGTCTGGGTGCTCGGCATCGGCCTCGGGGCGGTGCAAGCCTTCGTCGTCGGCTCGATCGTCTGGGTCTTCACGCACGTCAACGAGGCGGACGTGCTCAATCGACTGCAACAGCAGCGTATCGAAACGCTGGAACTGGCCATTGGCCGAGGGGGAAAGCCATGAATGTCACGGCGAAGATCGACGCGCTGATCGGGCGCGAGGGCGGTTTCTCGAACGATCCGAACGATAGGGGGAATTGGTATCTGGGCAAGCTGGAGGGAACGATGTGGGGCGTCACGGCCGCTGAGGCGCGAGCAAACGGCTACCTCGGCGCCATGAAGGACATGCCGCGCGCGACGGCCGTCGCTATCTACGCGTCGGGCTACTGGTCGCGACCGAAGTTCGACCAGATCGACGCGATCTCGACGACGCTGGCGGAGAAGCTGTTCGACATCGGCGTGAACGCGGGGCCGGCCACCGGCGTGAAGTTCATGCAGCGGGCGCTCAACGTGCTGAACCAGGGCGGCAAGGCGTTCCCGGACATCGCGGCCGATGGCGGTATCGGCCCGATGACCCTCGCCGCGCTGAAGGCGTTTCTGCAGCAGCGGGGAGCGGACGGGCACCGCGTGCTGTACGGCATGATCGCCGCGCAGCAGTCGGTGTTCTACATCGAGCTGGCCGAGCGCCGGCCGGAGAACGAGGCGTTCGAGTATGGCTGGCAACTCAACCGCGCGCTGGGAGTATGAGCATGCTCGACATTCTGAAAACGGTGGCGCCCTGGCTCGTCACGGCGTTGACGGGAGGCGTGCCGGGCGTCGCGGCCATGGCCGCCTCGGCGATTGCCGACCGGCTCGGCCTGGGCGACGGCTCGGTCGAGGCGGTGACGTCGGCCCTGTCCGGCCAGTCGATGACGCCGGAGCAGTTGCTCGCGCTGAAGCAGGCCGACGCCGACTTCGAGCTGAAGATGCGGCAGGCCGGCTTCGCGCATGCGGAGAATCTGGCCGGGATCCAGGTGCAGGCCGACAAGGTCGCGGCCGACGATCGGGCGAGCGCCCGCCAGTATGCCGCGTCCGAGCACGATCACACGGCCCGCAACCTGGCCTACATGTACACGGTGGCGCTCTTCGTGGTGATCGGGCTGGAGTTCTATCTGGCGATCGGCGAGATCCGCATGCCTGACGTCGTGAAAAGCACGCTCGACACGCTGCTCGGCGTGCTGATCACGATGGTGATCGGCTCGAAGGAGTATTTCTTCGGATCGTCGTCGCGGGCGGATAAGCAGACGGCGGAGATCACGCGCTTCGCGGTCTCGCCGGACATTACCGTGAGCGCGGGCGTGGCGCGAGGAGGGGAGGCGGACAAGTCACTTTGATCGCGCGCAAGCGCTGAAGAAGAACAGGGCGGCCGGTTGATGTGCGCTAACACGTCAACCGGCCGCCTTTCCACTGAATCGGCCAGTGAATCAGCCAAGGCCCTGTTACCTACCGGTAGGCGGGCCGGATTCTACACCAAGTTTAAAAAAGGCTTTCACC